CGTCGAAGGCGCGCTTGTCGTCGGGGGTCTTCAGCTGCTTGAGCAGGTCGCCCAGATCCACGCCGCCCGTTGCCTCGGTGCCGAGGTCGAACACGCTCGCGGCGTACCACATCGCGATGTGCTCCTTGATATGGTTCAGGATGGCCGGAATGAAGGCCGGCGCAATGAGCGGGCTCATGCCCAGCGCCGGCGACATCAGGTAGGCGAGGTGCGTCTTGAGGTGGGCGATGTGGTCCTGCTCGGGGAAGGCGACAATCGCGCGGCCCATGGTCGCCGCCACGTTCTCGTTGACCGCGTTCTGCTCCCTCGGCTCCATCGCCGGGTTGAGCAGTTCCTTGGCGTTGGGGATCTTGAGCGTCTCAAGGATGCGCTCCTCGACCTTGCGCTGGTTGTACAGCTGCGGCATCTGCGCCGCGCGCTGCGCCACCGCCTGCACCTGCGCAAAGCGCTGCGCCTCGCTGAAGATGTTCGGGTCGCTAACCGGCACCACGTCGAGCGGGCCTTCGAAGTCGGCGCGCGTGGCCAGCTCTTCGCCCATCTCGGCATCCGTGTCCTCGTCGTCGAGGTACATGGCGTTGAGGCGGTGCAGGATGCCCAGCAGCTTGGCCATGGCGTTGTGCAGGCGCGCGTGGATGGCGCTGAACACCACCATGCCCTGCTCGATCTTGGCGAGCGTCGTGCCGACCGGCGCGTTCGGGTTGCCGTCGGCCACATCGTCGATGGTCGTGCGGATGACGCCCTTGCCCGCGTCGATTAGGAAGCCAAGCAACTGGAACAGAACCGCGGACGGTGGGTTGTACGGCAGCGGCATGATCAGCTTGCGGATGTCGTCCGCAGCCATGCCGCCCTCGATCTCCATCACCTGCGTCGGCTGGATCTCGAGGCTCTGCCCGCCCTTGCTGCCGCCCTTAAGCTTGAGCATCGTCTGGCTGTTGCTGATGTGCGCGCTGTCGAGCAGCGCACGCAGGGCGCCCGTCGATGCGGCCGCCAGACCGCCGACCATGTGCGGCAGGCCGATGGGGTACGCGCCGCGCCACGGCACGAACGGGAACTCGACGAACCACTGCAGCTCTTCCTGCGCCTCGTCCAGTTCGTCCCAGTTGCGGTAGATGCTCAGCACCTTGCCGCTCGGCTTGTCGATGCTGATGATGTACGGCAGCGCCTCATCGCCCTCAATGGCAGCGATGGTGTACACCTCGAAGATCGTGCGCAGCCCGTCTTCGTTGTAGGAAGTCTCTTCGCGGCCCTCGATCTTGTTGTTGGCTTTCTCGGCGACGCTGTAGTCGGGCTCCATGCTGACCGGCCCGAGGTCAACGTCGCGGTACATGCCGCTCTTGACGCGGCGCTGGTAGTCCACGGCCGTCAGGTACTGCACGTGCGTCTTGCGCTGCGCCGTGTAGAAGTTCGTCGCGGCAAACGGCAGGTGCAGATCGTCGATGGCGACGAACAGGAAGTCGGGGCGGTTGCGCGCCTCGTTCCACGTCACCTTCATGTACTGCGCGCCGCCCAGCGGCACCTGAGTGAGCAGCTGCTCCAGCTCGGCGCGGAACTCGCTGGACTGCACGGTCAACTGCCAGTTCATGAACTGGGTCTTGCGCTTGGCCTTCTTGACTTTCTCGCCGTCCGGCTCGCCGGGGATGAAGTCTTTGACGGGGCCCTGCGGCGGGAACAGCTCTTTGATGGCGCGCGAGGCGAAGTCGACGCAGGCCTCGGTGAGCATCGGATGCACCACCTTAGTGGCACCATTGAACAGCGCGCCGCCGGGCGCGTCGTCGCCCAGACCGGTGCGGCGCAGGCCCTCTTCGTACTGCTCGTCGCGCTTCTTGCGCGCTTCCTTGTCTTTGCTGATCAGGTCGAGGTACGTCTGCGCCAGCGACTGAAGCTCGCTCTCGGGCATCTCCTCGGCCAAGTTGGCGAGGAAGTCGTCGGAGCGCGGGGCGAGGTCGTCACCGTCGTCCAGTCGGACGATGGCGCCGCCGTCGGGCGTGTCGATCACGTCCTCCTCGTCGGCCTCGCCCAGATCAACCATTTCGGTTTCGGGCAGATCGTCATCGTCTTCCATGCCCGCTCCTTAGACAGCGTACGGATTGCTAACCGGTTTGGGCGGGGGCCCAGACGGCTCGTCTTTTTTGGCTTGTACCGCATCCAGTAGGCGTTTGTCCATCATCAGCCTGAAGCACTGGGAGACGCTATCGACGAAGTCGTCATGCTTGATGCTACCGGGCCCGGTGTAGCTGCACAGCTGGTGCAGCAGCGGGTCGACCCAGTTGCGCGGCTGGCCGGGGTGCTTGGCGCTCTCGGGCAGCCAGACCATCCTGCGTGCGAAGATCGGCGAGACGATGTGCAGACGGGTCAACTTGTCGGCGCGGCCGGGGTTGTAGGCGTACGCCTCGATGCCCTCGCGCTCGAGCATCTGGCGCAGCGAGATGCCGCTGCCCTTGTCCTCGATCAGCAGGATGTCCGGCTTGCGCCCCGACGTCAACGGCTTGGCTGAGCCGAACAGCGGCTTGATCACGGCCGTGTCGTCGTCGTCGCCGTAGCTGACGTTCAGCTCCTTCTTCACCTTGCGGATCAGGTCGGGCAGGCCGAGGTGCTCCTCCCAGCAGTCCAACAGCATGACGTTGTTGCGCTTCTCGTGGAAGAACACACCCCACACGCTGCACGCCGTCGGGTCGGGGTCGCCGCTGCGTTTGTCCATGGTCTTCTCGGTGAACGCCGTGTCGAGCGACATGACCACGAGGTCGAAGCGCGGCAGCGGCTTGTCGTGCGCCCACAGCCTGAACTGGCTGCGCTTGACGATGCCGCTCTCTTCCGGGTCGATCAGCTCGCCGTATAGCTCTTGACGGCCCAGCGTCGTACCCTCGTACTGCGCCAGCTGGTCGAAGAAGCTGTCGGGCAGGTTCGCCTTGTTGTCGTACGTCGAGCCGGTGACGATCACGCGCCCCGGCTTCTTGGCCACGAGCTTGCGCACCAGCTCCTTGGGCTTGGGCGTGGTCGTCCACAGCGCCTGCGGGTGCTGGCCGAGGCGCAGGCCCATCATGGCCATGTCCCAGACGTCGTCGTATATCCACGCCGCCAGCTCATCCGCCCAAATGCGAGTATGCTGCGGGCCGCGCAGCCGCTCGGGCTTCTCAGCCGTGAAGCCGCGGATCGACGACACGCCGCCGGCGACGTTGTACATCTCGATGACGAGATCCGACTTGTTGTACGCCTTGATCAGCTCGGGCGGGATGACGGACAGCAACCCGCTCTCGCCCTCGAAGCAGGTGAACTTGACGTCCTGATAGGTCGGCGCGATGACCGCGCTGTCGAAGCCGGCGCCGTCAAGGTATGTGGCGCGGCCCAGCCACTCGGCGCCGACGCGGGTCTTGCCGAAGCCGCGACCGGCGAGGTAGCCCATCTCGACGAAGCCGGGCGGCGACACGAGCTCAGGGATCTGATTCGGGCGCGCCGTGTTGGCCCACTGGTGCTGCCACAGGGCGAACGCCTGCTGCTGCGCGTTCAGCGTCGGGAGGATGGCGGCTGTGCTCACTGGCCCCTAGGATAGGGGCGGAGCGCCGGTTCGGCAAGTGGCGTCAGCCCTTCGCCTTGTCGGCCGCCTGCTTCAGCAGCGCCTCGGTCAGCTCGCGCATGGCGTCGGGCGTGGCGCCCACCGCCTCCGTCTTGATCGCGCCGCCGTCCGCACCGGCGATGCGCTGCTCCTTCGTCTCGCGCCAGTCCTTCGGGAAGCGCGCCGACATGCTGCGGCTGTACAGCTGCGCGTTGAAGCGGTCGGCCGTCAAGCCCAGCCGGCCCTGCCGCTCCCACCACGCTTGGCTGAGCTCGCGCGCACGCGCGAAGGCTGCGGCGAACTCTGGCTGCGCCTCTACCCACTTCTCCTCCAGCGTCTCGCGATGCACACCGATCTCAGCCGCCATCTCGACGATGGACATGCCCTCGCGGCCCATCTCGATCACGCGCTCGCAGTACTCCGGCAAATACTTGCTCGGCGCGCCACCAATGCCCTTGCGGCTCTTCTTCACAGGCTCTTCGCTCATGCCCACATCCTACCACACAGCCCTACGCGCCGCCAGCCCAACGCGACGCGCCGATGACGCGCCCCTGCCACCCATCCGCCGTGGCGGCGCGCAGCTGCTCCTCTGGCGTCATGTCGCGCAGGGCGATGCCGTGCTTGAACGCCGATCTGGCCAGCGCCGCCAGCAGGTCACGCGAGCCGCGCACAGCCATGCGGCGGTGCTCGAGCTCTGCGTTGCGAGTATCCATCTCGCGGGGCTCCCGGGGCGCCTTGATCGGCGGCGGCGGCGCACTGACACCCACCGGCTTCTTGCGGCTGCGCTTCGGTTTCGTCTCTGTCGTCATGCGATGTGCTCCCATCAACTCTACGGTTGTACCCTACAGCACCGCACCGCGCACCGTCAACACCGCGCACCACTGCACCACGACGCACCGCGGTGCGCGAGCGTGTCGCAGTGAGGTCTCGAGTCAGCACACCGCACCGCCAAAAATTACACCACACCACCACCACGGCTCGGTGCACCACGAGGGGCACCCCTAAAGGGGTGTCCCCCCACCGTGGTGCATGCTGCGCCTGCCGCACCACTGCACCACGGTGCACCACGGTGCATGGTGGTGCGTGGTGACAACCGCAGTGTTGACCCTCCCTCGTTACACAATTTTAATGCAGCAGCACTCAACTTTGCTGTTGACTGTTGGGTCTGTGGCCCGTACAAGGGGGCATCAACAACGACCAACCGGAGACACCCAATGACCAAGACCAACCGCGCCGCCATTATCGCCCACGTTGACGCCGAGCGCGTCCGCATCGCCCGTAACGGTGAGGTGCACGCTTACGGCGTCCTGCCCAACACCAACCAGACCGGCTGGTATTTCGCAGGATGGGCCGACGCCATCCTCGACGCCATTGCCGAGCGCGCCGTCTGACACCACACCAACCGGAGACACTGACATGATCCTCGCCGCAGAATACACCAACGGCAGCAAGACCCGCCCCGCCAAGCTCGACATCGTTGAGATCGTCGGCGGCGAGCGCGTCAACCGCCGCACCCCCTTCAGCGTCTCTGGCAAGCGCGAGGCGCGCGACATCGCCAAGGCGCTGGGCGCCACCCCTTGGAACTTTTGAGAGGAGCACACCAGCATGATCCTCCCCACCCTCAACAGCAACGGCAGCAGCGCGCACGACCTGATCCAGCCGCGCCGCGAGGCCTACGACCTCCTGCAGGCCGCCATCAAGGCGCTGCAGCGGGTGGCGCCCAACGGCCGGGACTACGCCCACAACGACCAGTGCGTGGCCGATCGGGACGCGCACTACACCCGCCTCAAGGCGATCCACACCATCGCGGCCGAGCTTGTCGCCGAAGCCGTCGCCATAAAGGAGCAGATTTAATGAGCGCGAAGCACACACCGGGGGCGCGATATGCTGACATGCTCGCCATGCTGCAGGAGGTCGCCGACTACCTTGACCGCTACGCCGACGTGATCGACGGCGACGACGGCCAGCCCGAGGCGAACGAGGCGCTGCGCCTGTTGACGGCGGTCACCGACGTGATCGCCGCTGCGAAATAACTGTTGACAGCACGGGCCGCAGGCCCTAGTCTACACATATCAGCAACGGGGCGCTGCCCCACGACACGGAGACCGACCAATGACTGACACCGTTATCCTCGCCAACCACGGTTTCACTGCCGCTCAAGCTGCTCGTGCCATCGCGAAGCCTGTTGCCAAACGCACCGCTCGCGAACAGACTCTGATCGTTGCTTTGCTGGGAGCGAGCCTGTGACTAACCAAAAACCTATCGCCTTCACGCTTTTCACTTCTTGGGGCAACGACAGCGTTGCGGCGGCCCAATTGCTGCACGAATACAATTTGCCCCGGCAACGTCGCTGCGTTGCCTTGTTTAGCGACACTGGCTGGGCAGATCCTTCTTGGCTGGCGCGCGTCGAACAGGCTGAACAGTGGGCCGCGTCTTTGGGCTTTGAGATCCACCGCACGCAGTCAGTCGGCTTTGCCGACTTGGCGCGTCGCCGCAAGACGTTCCCACGGGGCAACATGCAGTTTTGCACCGGCGAGCTTAAGATCGAGCCGGCTAAGCGCTGGCTAGAGCAACACGATCCCGATCACCTCGCGACGGCGGTCAACGGTGTGCGCCGGGCGGAAAGCCTGCGCCGTGCCGGCACGCCGGTCTTCACACCGGTGAGCGCCAGCCACGGAGGGCGGCCGCTGTGGTCGCCGCTCGCAGAGTTCTCTGACGCCGACCGCGACGCGCTTGTGGCGCGCACGCCGTTCGAGTTGTTGCCGCACCGCTCGCTTGAGTGCAGCCCCTGCATCTTCAGCAGCCGCGCCGATCTGCGCAACGTCTCGCCCGAGCGAGTCGATCAGATCGAGCAGCTTGAACGCGAGATAGGGCGCCACATGTTTCGCCCAAAGGGTTACGCCGGAGCGGAGGGTGTCCGCGAGGTCATGCGTTGGGCGAACTCAGAGCGCGGCAAGTATTCCCCGGCAGTTGAGGACGAGCCTGACTGCGATAGTGGCTTTTGCGGCGCTTGACAGCATGGGCCGCCGGCCCTAGTCTACACACCTCAGCAACGGGGCACCGCCCCACCAACTGGAGCACAGACAATGACGACCACACAGACCATCCAAGACATAGCCTTCGAGCGCACCCTGCGCATGCTCGACGCTGTCGGCGCACAGTACGCCGTCGTGTACAACGGCGAGACGTACGGCACGCTGGAGTTGGCTCCGCCGCCCAAGTCGAAGCGCAAGGGCCCGGGCCTCTACCCGCCCGGCGTACTGCGCGCGCACTTCATCCCCTACGTCGGCAATCTGGAGCCGTA